CAGCGCCTACATTGCTTGGCAAAAGCAACGGATTGACTCGCGCAAGTGGAATGCCTCAAAGCAACGGCCTAAGAAGTACGGCGACCGAGTCACCCACAGTGGAGACGACGACAGCCCGGTGGTGATCGAGCACAACCTGAACGTGTTTGGTGACCTTCTCAAAGCCATCAAGCTACAGCGCCAGTCTGAGGAATGAGTGCTGTAGATGCCATCCTTCAGGACGAGGAGTACCTCGACGAGGAGTACGCCAAACTGAGCCCCGTCTCTCAAGCGGTGGTCAACTGGCAACTGAAGTGGCACAAAGAGGCCCACAAGCACCAGATCGAGCCCATGGGAGACTGGTGGTCATGTTGGTTACTTTTAGCTGGCAGAGGTGCGGGAAAGTCGCGTGCGGCGGCTGAAACACTTGCATGGTGGGCATGGGAGCAGCCCAACACCCGCTGGCTGGTATCAGCCCCAACATCGGGTGACCTCAGGGGGGTTTGCTTTGAAGGCGACTCAGGCCTGCTCAAGGTTATCCCGGACGGCATGATCGCCAAGTACAACTCCAGCCTGCATGAGATATACCTCATCAACGGGTCATTCATCAAGGGCATCCCGGCGTCCGAGCCCGAGCGGTTCCGTGGGCCGCAGTTTCATGGGGGCTGGCTCGACGAACTGGCCGCATGGGAGTACCTCAGAGAGTCATGGGACATGATCCAGTTCGGTATCCGACTGGGCGACCGCACCAAGCTGATCTGCTCGACGACACCCAAGCCAAAGGACGTGGTGATGGAGTTGATCGAGCGTGAGGGCGACGACGTGGTGATCACCCGCGCCAGCACGTACAGCAACATTGCCAACTTGGCCAAGTCCTTCCAGAAGCAAATTCTTCAGTACGAGGGCACCAACCTTGGCAGGCAGGAGATTCACGCTGAGATCATTGACCCGGAGGAAGGCGGCATCGTCCACCGTGACTGGTTCAGGCTCTGGCCAGACGGCAGGCCCTTCCCCCGGCTGGAGTACATCCTACAGTCCTACGACTGCGCCACCAGTGACAAGACCATCAACGACCCCACGGGATCGATCACGCTGGGCGTGTTCAAGCCTGAGGACGGTGGCATGTGCGTACTGATCCTTGACTGCTGGCAAGACCACCTTCAGTACCCGCAACTGCGCCCCAAGGTCATCGAGGAGTTCGAGACCGTCTACGGTGAGGGCAAGACCCGCAAGCTGGTGGACGTGATCCTCGTGGAGGACAAGAGCGCAGGCATCAGCCTGATCCAAGACTTACAGCAGGCCCACCTGCCCGTGATTGCCTACAACCCCGGCCGGGCCGACAAGGTACAGCGGCTGTCGATCGTGGCCAACATCATCAAAGCCGGGCGCGTGTGGGTGCCTGAGTCGTCCGTGCGCAAGGGCTTCGTCAAGGACTGGGCCGAAGGCATGGTCAGTCAGATATGCAGTTTCCCTGAAGGAGCGGTGCATGACGAGTTCGTGGACTGCATCAGTCAGGGGCTCAGGTACCTGAGGGATGCCGGGTGGATCAGCATTGACTACTCATCACGGGACGAGATCGAGGAAGAGGACATCACCGACGCTGAGATATTCAACATGCGCGGCCGGGAGAATCCGTATGGAGCATGACGCTAGTCTGACTAGTAAGTAGAAACCCTAACTAGTCTGACTAGTACCAACAGGAGAAATAAATGTCGCATGAAGATTACATCTACATCAACGCAGGGCCCGGCTATGAAAAAGTCATCCAGCACGACGGTGTGCGCACTACTGTCTGCGAGAACCGATACGAACTACTTGCCAGCCCCACGGCAGAGGTGCCTGAGCAACAAGCCGTGCAAGCACTGCGTGAGTGGATCAGGGGGCGTAATGCGAAGGTCGTGCAATTGTCTGGGTGTGTGTCAGGGTGACGGACGGTGTCCTGATTGCCCAAATGCATAACCCACGGGCATAATTCACGTATTCACAGAGGCAGGCATGGCAACATCCGAACAACCGACCACGGCGCAGATGAAGAAAGCATTGGCACAATTCCAGAAGGGAACAAAGGCCAAGGAGCGTCTGTACCACGGTACTGGCTCAGACTTCAATCAGTTCACGCATACTGATGGTGGTAGCCTTGGCTCTGGCATCTATTTCACAGACAGTCCAGACGCCGCATCCAAATTTGCCGAGCGCAAAGGCCAAGGCGCAAACGTCATGCCCGTCTACATGAGCGCCAAGAAAGTGCTCGATGTTGACAATATGTCACCAAAGCAAGTGGCCGCAATCAAGTCGGCCATTCCAAAGAGCGCAAAAGAACTGGTGGCGCTTGGATACCCACCTGACTTAGCAGAAAGTTCCAGAGAGTTCATCGAACGCGATCTCGACAGGATTCACTCGCAAAAGGGCTTTCACCCAAAGTCACTTGATTTGGCCGTTCAAGGTGGCCCACCATCAGTTTTAAAGAGCATTTACAACCGCGCTGGCTTCGACGCCCTGACCAGAATTAGCACAGGCCTCACTGGTCAAAAGCCTTTCAGGGAATATCTTGTGCTCGATCCTAAGCAAGCCAAGTCGGCCATTGGCAACCGTGGTAGCTACGATCCAACAAACCCAGACATCACCATGGCCAAGGGAGGCGAAGTGAGCGAACCAAAAAACACGGTTAAGGCATATAAACTGTTCCGAGTGCATCAAGAGCATCCGGGCAAGCTGTTCCCGTTGTTTGTGGACTCCACCACCCCGGTAGAGATGGACAAATGGGTGGATGCAAAAGAAGGCGACATGGCCAATGGTAAGGTCAAGTCCAAGATTGGGCCGTTGGCGTATCGGCCGGGCTGGCATGCGGGTGATCTACCTATGGCCACGCACATTGGTGAGAAGTCCGACTCCAAAAAAACCGCGCCCGACCGCCGACCTTCCAACCACGCATGGGCTGAAATAGAAATGCCTGACGACGTGGACTGGCAAGCTGAGGCCACCAAGCGCGGCACCAATGCACAAGGCAGGGTGGTGCCTGTGAAATCACACATTACCGACCAGATACCCAAGGGTGGCCACTACCGATACAAGACCAATCCCAACATGACGGGCAACTGGTTGATCGGTGGATCGATGAAGGTCAACAAGGTGTTGTCAGACGCCGAGGTGGAGCGCATCAACAAGAAGGCTGGCATGGCCGACTTGCCTCGATCCCAGCCATTTAAAAAGAAGGACTTTGGTTTTTCTCATGGTGGCTGTGTGGCCCCGGATGAGTGGAAAGCCGAAGAGCATGTGAACTACGCTAAAGGTGGATCAGTGAAAGAACCAAAAAACACATGGGACTACGAGAACCAAAAGCACTTGACCAATATCTCTGGTCATGCCGCCCAACACCGTGATCTAAAAGACATCCCTGACGTGGCTAAACACTTGCGCGATATTTTGTCAGGAGGGCATCACCTGCACGTCGAAGACCCGCGCATTCAAAACAGCATTGCTCATTATGGGCACGACTCATACTATGTGCGGGAAAAAGACGGCAAGAAAGCCCACGTAATAAACAAAGCAAAGGGGGGCGAAGTGCGTCCATCAACAGCCCAAATGAAAATTGAACTTGCCCAAAAAGGCAACAAGGTTGACCTTAAAAATATTGGAGTGAACGAAGCGCCAAACATGTCGCCCAAGCACTTCTTCCCACCAGAACGAAGTGACATTGGTATGCCCAGCCCCGGTGGCGTGGCCACACCCAAAAAGGGCATGCCCATTGGTGGCGTAGATATGAGCAAAACTCAAGTCGGTCAACAGTTGATGCCAACACCTCCCCAGCCACCACAAGGTGGCCAACCACCCGGCGCTCCTCCTCCTCCCGGTGGCCCCGGTGCCCCTCCGGGCGCGCCACCCGGTGCCCCACCAGCGCCAGCAGGCAACTTGCTCCAGATGACACCGCAAGGCCAGACCATGGCCGCATTGGGTGGTGGTGCCCCCGCTCAAAAGTTGGCAAAGGGTGGCCAGCCGTCTGTGAACGAGATGAAGGCTGAGATGGCGGCAAAGAAAGACGACTCCAAAGAAAAGCGCACAACGATTACGGCCCCCGGCGCTGGTGGCGTTAAGGGCATTGTGGTGCCAAAGCATTTGATTGAGGGAAACCCCAAAGCAGGCGCTGAAGGGTTGAAGAACATGATGGATGCAAGAGCAAAGGTTTACGGGGAAGAACACCGTGAACCGTTAAACCTTGGTCAGGTAGGAAAAATCCACAAGCAAACGCTTGAAGATCACTTTGCAAAACCAATTGAAGAACAAAAGAGTGCAGAGCAAGAGGCTTTAAATAAAATCCGCGCCGCCAAATTTATCAAGCACAACAGAGACACGCTAGACGAGTCTGAAAAGCTAGACACGGTGGAGCACGAGCACGACGATGAAGGTCGATCGCACGTTGGCTATGCGTCCAAAGGTATTGCAGGGCATGCGCTGTTTCCAAGAGGTCACGGCAAAGATATGGACTACAAGGTGATCAACACCTGCCCCGGTCAAACCGAGGGTTGTGGTGGCGGCAAGAGCGCCGAAGGCATCGTTGACACCAAGCAAGGTACATGCTTTGCGCCCAATGCTGAATCTCAATACGCCGCCGCCGTCAGTCGTCGCGCTGGCCACGCAATTGCCAAGCACGATCCCGCCATGACCAAGGACTGGATCATTGCTCACACTGGTTCAATGCGTAACGCATCAGATAGAGCAGACAAGCAAAACAAGCGCATGCTGTACCGTCCTAATGTTGTGGACGAGACTGACGTGTCCTCACGCCACGTCATTCGTCATTTGAACGAACAGCGCAAGATGGATGACAAACCACCAATCATTGCCAACTCATACGGCAAGACCAACGAGTTGCATGACCCGGAAAATGGCTACCATGTGACGCACTCAAATGTGGGCCCCAAAGTCAAAAAAGGTCAGGAAATTAGCGAGAACATTTCCCGCGACAAAGCACGTGTTCGCAACACCGTGATGGCGGCTGATAACCAAGGCGACTTTAAAAACGAGCAGGGCAATAAGA